TGCCGCTGCATTAGTGCAAGCGCAATCCGAAATGGGCAATGCCACAAAGGATGCAATTAACCCATTTTTTAAGAAAACTTATGCCGATTTAAACGCAATTCGCGAAGCAGTTTTACCAGTGCTTAACCGGAACGGTATTTGTGCTATTCAGCCTACCATTGTTATTGATGGCTGCGATTTTGTAGAAACAATATTACTGCACAATTCTGGCGAATTTATAAGCAGCCTTACCAGAATAGTAGTTGATAAAGTAAACGATGCTCAAAGGCATGGCAGCGGCCTTAGTTACGCCAGGCGTTACGCTTTGCAGTCAATAGTTAATATCGGTGCTGAAGATGATGATGCAAATAAAGCGGTAGCACCACAAGCAGTAAAAGAAAAGAAATCTACACCTACAGAATCTGCAACAAACAAGGAAGAAATAAAACACGCCAAGGATAAGTTAACGCTGCTCACAACCGTAGATGAACTAAAAGAGTTTAAGAAGATACTACCTGCCTACATTGTCAAAGATGCCAGCTTTGTTGAAGCAGCCACATTCCGCTACAATCTTATTATGGCCGAAGCGATACCCGAATAATCATTAATTAAAACAAAACATAATGGAAAATTTAAACTACAGTCTGCCGGTAATAAGTGCAGGCTACACCAAAACACAGTTAAAGATTGCAGCCGATAGTGTTGTAAACGACATTATCGAAAACGGCAACGCATTGCCAGCCGCCGAAGCCTTATCGGCAATGGAAGCCTTTGTAAAGGAAGTAAAAGGCAATAAACAATATATTGATTTCGTGCGCGATGAAATTGCAAAGCATGGCAAATCAGCAAACACCGGATCTGGAACTAAGATAGAACTTGCTGAAGTTGGTACAAAGTACGATTTTAGTAAATGCGAAGATCCTAAGATAATCGAATTAGAAAACAAAATTAATTATCTTGATTCCGAGTTGGCAGATCGCAAAGACTTTCTAAAAACCGTTCCTTTGTCTGGCTTACTGGTAACCGATGAAAACACCGGCGAAACGTACAAAGTTTACCCACCGTCAAAGACATCGACATCATCTTATAAAGTAACTATCGCTAAGTAGTTTTGTTTTAAATGCCGCTGGCATACCGGTTAATGTATGCCATTTTTTTAAACGGCGGTGGTGGTGTAAATGGCTTAAAAACCATCAAGGGTAACAACGCTGCATCGTAGCAGCGGAATGTAGGTTCGAATCCTATCCACCGCCCAAAGTAATTAACCGTATGGAACTAAGAAAGTTTAAAAACGTACCGATTAAATATAAAGTATTCGTTGCAGGGCGCGAATCGTACAGCGTTGTGAGCAATAGGCTACAAGCCGACCTAATTGAAGCGGTGCTGGAAATGTTCGATTACGAAACAAAGAAATTGCAGATATTTGAAATGTGTAAGGATGGCAGCAAGATATTGGTTCACTCACAGAATGCGGGTAAGAAACCAGGCGGCCCCGTTGGCAGGCCAGTAAAGGACAGATACACAAACACGGTGTACACATCGGCAAACCACGCGGCCAAAGAAACGGGTTTAAATAGATCCGAAATTTATAAAGAAGTAACATCAATAATCACAAGTCAAACAAGGTTTGTTTATGAATGATGCTTATTACCCCCGAAAGGGTTTGAAATGCCTATAATAAACAACATTATACCCGAACGCATACAAAACAAAACAACATGAGCAATTACAGCAAAGGTGCATTCACGCACCAATCACTAAGAATAGATACAACCACATTAGCAAGGTTGCAAAAGCTAAGACAAGACAAAGGAATATACATGGCACAATTCGCATCTGAAGCCATTAACGCTGCTATTGATAAATACTACGCATTATCTATTAATGAGGTAGAGGCTAAGGAATTATGGAAAACAATTTTCAATACCGAACCGCCCGAAAATTTTGGAAAATTAGTGTAGGCTATTCCTCAAACAATTCATCATACATTTCATCTACATAGTAGCTAATTATTTTGATACACTTTCTTTTGACGGATTCCACAATTATCGTATCTTCTTTTGTCATTGGGTTACTTTCTGCCACGGTGCAGTAAGCCTCGGATGCGCAATGGATGTATTCGGCGCGGGTTGTTGTTTCAAATTCAAACTCTTCGATAGCTTCCTCAATAGGCTCATCTTCCGGCGGCGTTATGTTTTCCATTGTTACATTACTTTACCATTGCGAATACGTTTGTTTCTCATTTCATAATCTTTGCCGTTTTCATCCAGATCAACTATTGCCAGTCCGTGATTCCATTTGTTAAGCGGTGCATAAGACGGATGCAAATCGCAAAGGCAGCCGATGCTCCATGTAGTTGTAATTTCGCCGTTCATATCCGCTTCAGTGTGTTCGCTTGTAGCGTGATTGTGGCCTTGAAACGCGCTTACTTTGCCCCGTAGGTATAAACCCCTTGCAATGTTTACAGGTGCCGAAATGCCGCCTTTATATTCGTGTCCGTGTATGCCGTTTAGTTTGTTCAACTTCATTACTGTTTTATCGCCGATTATCTCAATACCGTTCGCCCGTGCCTTAATGATGTTTTGGAATTCAAATTCTTTTACCCCGATTAATTCATGAGCCTTTTGCAATAAAAACCTTTCGTATCTTATTTCATGGTTGCCTAATTTAAAGAATATTTTGCAATCTAATTGCTTTTGCAACACCTCAAATAATTGTGCAAAGGCATCCAATTCGCCAGCAAAGTTTCTTTTTTTAGGATCTTTGTCAAAGCTACTTATTGTATGGCAGTCGATAGTATCGCCATTCAGTAGTAATGCGTCTACTTTTTCTTTTTTAAGGTATTGTATTGCGGCTGTGAGTGCTGGTATGTTGTGGTATGGAACGTGAATATCGGATAGTATGCCTACACGTTTAAAACCTTTAATGTGGTAGGGTTCGTATATTGTTTCATCTGAATCGGGTAGGTTATACGGGTTGTATGGTCGCGGCTCCTCAATTACAAATGTGCTACCTTTTACCGCTGCACGGTGGCGGTCTCCTTGTTTGCCTTCAATATACCTTAGTGCCGACCTTGCTGCGTCTAAGTTTGCGAATAGCAAATTGTTTTCTTTGTACATTATCCGCGCCAGTTTAAGCGTTGGATAGTTTGGATGTTTTTCTCTGAAACTACGCGCGATGTCGTATTTGTTCATAATTAGATAGTTGATAATTGAAAGTGCATCCCGTCTTTACGCCGCCATGTTCCGCCCCATTCAAACCCGTTATTTGTAAAGCATTTTACAAACCCTGCTGACAGTGTTGGCTTTGCCCCGAGTGCGTTTGTAGCCGCGTTTATATCTATGGCAATTCCCCAGCTATGTAATGATGAAGATGCAAGGCCACGCTTTTTGCGGATGTTGAAACAGCCATCCCAAGTTTTTAATTCTTTAATGTGGCCGGTGGCGTGTAATTCACAGATTGCAGCAAGTAAAGGTTTTACAAGGTCTTTATTGCAATATATTTTTTCGGGTATTGGTGGCACTCTTAAATGTGCTGGAACTTCCCACAAAGTCATGTGCAATTCTTTCTCTGGTGGCCCGTACTTTTTTAATGCCTGTGCTGATGTAACCATAATAGTTATTTAATGTGTCATAATTATTTGAATATTTGCACAATAGAAAGTGCTATAAGTTTTTAAATTGCACAATAGAAAGTGCAATTACAAACCAATTTTAGAGCGCAACAATCTAAATGCAATACCAACGGCAATAACGCCCCAGGTTATGAGGCACCATTTGCGCCACCAATTTTTTGCCTTACGTTGTTCATCTGATTCTGCTTTGTATTTCTCTGATAGCTTTCTTTCTGCAACTATTATGGCTGCTGCCTTTTGAATTTCTGCATACATAACCTTTATTTTTGCGCTGTCCTCTACCTTTACAACGGTGCGAATGGTTACAACCTTTTGAGGCACTTTTACCTTTACGGTTTTTACTACAACGGTTTCAAACGAATCAACAGTAGCCGGTGCGCAATCAACCTCTATAAAGTCATACAAGGTATCCACAGTGGTTACGCTGTCAATCTTTGTGGTAGTACAAGGAAAGTCAATCCGCGCCAATTCTGCAACCTTTACAATGTCTTTTACTTTTGCTTTGTTGTACAACTGCTCCGATGTTTTGCAGCCAAATAATGAGAGTATCAATACCGCCGCAATGATGGCATTGCTTACTATTGCTAATATTTTGTTCATAGTTTCTTTTTTTGATCACCAATTAATTTTTTAGTCCATCCTTTGAGCAATACTTCATACAATGATGTAGCCAAAAAGAAGCTAAAAAAGTATTTTGCCAATGAGGCTTTGTCTGTTATATTGCCACCAACGGCTAAGTAAATACCACTCACAATAAATGATACCAAAAGCGTTTTCAGTGCATCATTAAAGTTTAAATCTTTAAGGTATGCACTTTGAAAGTAACCGCTGGCAATAACAAGTATTACTATTACCCAATCAATATTTGCATTAAAAGCATCCCACAGATACGGTAGTGTTTGTTCCATATTATTTATTTTTTTTGTTTCTTAATGCTGTTACTTTCTCAATGATGGTAAGTATTCCTACAACGATGGCAATGCTGAAAGATATTATCGACAAACTAACCTGGATGTTTACGAATACGCTACCAAAGAAAAAACTGGTTAGTGTGAAAAATGGCCCTTTATCCCCGCTTAAATATGAATGCAACATGACTACCTAATTATTTTAATTTATTGTAATTAATTTTCTGTTTTTCAAATACCTTTCACTCGGTTTGCGTACGTTTTTGTTCCAATAAATACCGCCAAACATTCTTACAAACGCCCACCTCAACCAGCTTTGATTTGCATTGATGCTACCCGTTGCATCCATCCACTTTTTAAATTCATCATCTGCAAACTTTTGCGACTTGTACAAAGTGTAATACAGTGCATCGTGAACCATTGCGCTGTAAGCATACTTACCAGACTTAGGGAATGCCCATTGCAGTAAGTATGGTACACTTACCTCATCCCATTCAAACCCCGCTTTAATGGTCAGCAATTCGCCTGTAGATAGTAAGAACTTTACATCCTCCTTTAATATTCTAATTCGTGGCTCATAATAGCTTGGCGTATCTACATACACATTTGCTGTCATTGCCAACATTGTTAGGTTATAAAGGTTTACCGTTTTTCCCATGACTTAACTTGCTGACCAAATTGGATAATCATTTCATGAATTTTAACGGGTTGTGTTTCTGCTAAATGACTGAAAAAATCATATTGCCCTGTGTAATTGATTGAAGGGTCGTAATTAAAAATAGGATCGCCGTCTTCATCTTGTCCTATCTCAATCATTTCAATCGGGAAGCCGTTTGCAACATTGCACATAGTGGTATTATCTGCCACACTTGTAACGCTCCAATCGGGAATAAAAGAAAGGTAATCCCCGTAACCGTCTGCGGTTGTTGCAGCGTAATGTTGTACTGTCCACGCAATAGATACTTCTTTGCTGCCCTTGTTGTAAATAAGGCTGAACAGCTTTGCTTTGCGTCTGATTACTGTTGAACCGATTTCAATAGACGGTATTTCGATTTCTATTTCGGGTGTTGATAATTGAACGTATGCCATAATTTTAATTTTTAATAACGTAAACTTTAAATGTTCCACTTGCTGGATTTATTGCTAAAGCAGAATAATTATTCATCCTAATTGTAACCGTATTTGTTGCACTTACAAAAGCCGTAAAAGTGCTGTTAGCATCCTGTACTGGAGTGCCTAACATTACAATATCTCCAACGGCTGCACCTGTAATTGTTACAGTTAAATCACTACTATTGAATGCCGATGTACTTGCAAAGTCTAATGTACCCGAGCCACTTAACCCGTTAGGCTGCTGATACCATGCCGCTGATGTCTTTACATCGTTAGTTGATAGCGTTGTATTATACACGTTTAACCCCTCCGCTGGACTTGATATTGCGTTGCGTTGTGTTGTTGTCATTCGTGGGAATAGAACGCCTTGGGTGGTGCTTGTAATTGTAAGTTTTGAACTTGCTACGTCTGTTGTAGTTCCAACTAATAAATTGTTACCTGTGCTAAATCTTGCAACTTCTCCAGCAAATGCACTCGTATTTACTGAAAATATTATAGGCGAAACTGCTTGAGTACCTATTACAAAGTTTGAAGCATTTGTAATAAATTTTGCTAAATTATTATTTGTAACATTAGCGGTAGTTCCAGCGTAACCTGTTCCATACATTTGACCTCCAAAGAAATTACCCGTACTATTAAAGTAAAAAAAATCTGCTGCCCCTTGTGCATCTGTATTAGTAACAGAAGTTCTAACAGAATTACTGCTTCCAGTCGAACCAGTTAATACAAAATCAGTTCCCTGCACTCTTGCCGTTCCTAAAACATTAAGTTTATAACCTCCATCTGTTGTTGTTCCTATACCTACATTTCCATTTGCAAAAAACCTGCTTGAGGTTGTGCCTGCAATAGTTAAAGGCTGTGAATTTAAGGTTAATGTTCTTGCAGAACTTAGGCTACCATCAGCCGTATAAATATTTGAACCGCCAGCCCCTACACTATCCTTTGCAGCGTATCGTGTACCGTTGCTAAGTAAAAGTATTGTGCTATCGCCGCCAGCGTTTTTGCCGTAGGATGTAACACTTAATTTACTATTAAATGTACTCCAATCGGTAGAACTTAATTTACCTGTGTTTGTTGCTGATGCAGTAGGCAAGTTTAAGGTATGTGTATCTGTTGCACTCGCAATATTAAAATCAGTTCCACTTGTTCCCGTTGCAAAATATTGAGTATTTGCAGTAAGTCCATTTAATGCAGAAATACCTCCTGCAAAGTTTGTAATAATTTGACAAAGATGAGAATCTTGTGTGTGTAATGTAGCCGTTCTACCTCCGCTATTGTTAACGATATAGACTCTTAATGCAAGTCTGTCAGTAGCAAGTAATGTAGTTGTAGGTATTGCCAATGAAGTTAAATAAAGGTCGATTGCAGTCCCACTACTTATCGTTTCGGGGATTGCAGATGATGATGCAATGGAAGTAAATGTTGTGCCATCATATTTCAGTAGTTCAACATAGAATTGAGGAGTTCCACCACTTGACGACATTGAGAAAAACATTTCAAAGTTCCAATTTCCAGCAGGGATTTGCAACCTATTTGGGTCACCAACATCGGTAAGGAATTGAGATATTAACCCATTTCCCGTTCTTGTGAAGTCTGCATTTGCCCCAACTACCGCATTAGTTGACATTTGAAAATAAGTACCAACTGAAGCAGCAGTACCACCATTAAGGTAGTAAGATATTGAACTACCTCCGCTTGAACTTCCCCCTACACTATCCTTCGCAGCGTAGCGTGTACCGTTAGATAACAAAAGTATTGTGCTATCGGCTGTAGCGTTTTTTCCGTATGAGGAAACGGTAACACCTTCCGTTTCTATCGCTTTAAATGCAAATCTTCTATAACCAAACGCGCCGCCGTAATATTCTTGTATTGTATCTGTAACGCCTTTTCTTCTTACGCTATCAATACCACCGCTACCGCCGCCCGCTGTAATGTTCTTTTTTACCCATGCAGTGCTTGCAACCCTTAATGAACTATCATTATCTGGTGCAGTTGGAACATAAGTTACACCGCTAAATTGTGCGCTATCTACTTGCACAAATTTGCCGATATTCCAAATACCGCCGCTGGTTTTTATCCAGCGGTACTCATACTTTTGATTCATAGGCTGATAAGGCCCAGGATCTGGCGTTACTGTCTGCGCAAATGCAGATAACGAAAAAAGCAGCAATGCTGCTACTAAATTAACTTGCTTCATAAATAATTTGATATGATACATAACCGTTTAAATCTATGTCTGTTGCAAACGGAAATGTAATAGTTGCACCAGATGAATTGTATTTTACTTCTTGGCCGATTGGCGTGCCGCTGCCAATTATTATGCTGGCATCGCTATTGTCTAAAATTATGGAAATTACATTATCAATACATACACCGTCTAATTCTGCGAGTATAATAGAATCATCATTGGCGGGTAGTATAAATTCTTTTCTGTACATGATCCCTTGTATTAATGGTGTAGGTGTGTAAACTAATGTTATTGGCCCTGTACCTTGTAAAGATACAGAAAATGTGGCCACATTATCAAATGATGCTGTTTGCGTTGTGTTGGTAATAAACATTTCTAATTCCTTAGTGAACACATCGCCATTGTCTGAAATATCTTCCCAGCGCATTAAAAGTATTTCATGTGCAATTTGCATAGCAATTAAATCTGCAATGCTAAAGTTGTTTACTTTTTCTAATTGTGTAAGCCCTTCTAATGATCCGGTGGATGCGTTCGAGCGAGGTATAAATGTTCTATATTTACCGCTGCCAGTAATTGAGGTTTCAATAGTATCTGTTTCAACCGAAAACGAGCATGAACGAGCGCAAGCGTATGGAACCCATGCATTAATGGATTGCACATATTTAAAAACAGTTACATTTTCGCCTTTTACTATTTCGCTCATCTCGTATTGTATAAGTAGTTAAATTCGTAATCTGAAATTAAATCTATCAGCGTTTCATCATCAGTATAATATTCGTACAGATTCCCGTTTGTTTCGCCAATTTTATGGCTTACTTCTAACGCCCCAAATATAAAGTATTTATCTATCATATCTGTATATTGAATTACAGATAATGGTGTGAGATTACTAAGTAAAATATTCCCATCTAATTTAACACGATCTTTTCTTCTGTTAAATAATTCATCTTTTGTTATCAATTGCCCTAAAGTAAATTGATCACCGCCGCTGCCGCTGCCATCAATACCACGCTGCCATAATGTAGTAAGGTTCTGCAATGGGCCGGTAAACGTAGGTAAAAACATTGCGCCCCTAATGTTTGATGAAGGCGCATCATCAATTTTTATATTGATGTCGTTGTTGTTTTTAATCTCTGGTTCTTGGGTTTGTGTATGTGTATGGCCAATGATGTTTTGAACGCCTGCAATTGAGCGTGTAATTTCAAAGCTAAAGTTTCTGTATTCTGTTTCTTTACTTGAATTATTGCCTACCACTGCTTGCGATAGCTTTACCGTTAATATTCCATTCACGGGAATTTCTGTACTTTGTATGCTAAAGTTTTGCCAGTTGTTTGTGTTTTCCCCTACTGGTATATTTTGATAAATAGATATGTTTGGCGGTATTGGATCGTTCCAAGAAAACCAGCGGCCATCAAAACGTAAACGCTTGTTATTGCTGCTTCTTGGTGTAGGCGAAGCGGTTGTTATTATTTCAGCTATAAAGCCAATGTTTCTATTGCCTGGCTGGCTTGTATTTGTTTTAAACTCAAAACCCCATTGTATATTATCACCAATTCTAACATCAATAGGACAAGATTGAACGCAAGCCGGATCAGAAAACCCGCTATTGCCTTTTATTACCAATGTTCTGCCAATCTCTTTGCCTACAGCGTTTGTTGTTATTCTTATAAAGCGCAATGCACTTGAACCAATATAACCATTGCCGCCCGTTGTGTAATCGAATCCTTGCTCCCATCCTGGCAAATCATATTCGGTAACAACATTTGCACCAGATGCGTAAGATGTTCTATAATTGCCTAATTCATTTAAAGGCCCATTGCATAAAGTATTCTCTGGGAATTCGTAATTAAATTCTTCACGAACATACTTTAGCGGCCTTTGTATTGATGATAACAACCCAGCCTCAATATCGCTGCCCGTTCCAATTGTTATTGGTGCTGGCATTGTTACCGCATCTACATAAACAAAGTCTGCATCATACTCAAAACCCACTATCTGCCCGTTCCACTCTCTTAATTCATCTGGCCTTAATATTACCCAATATCCATCTGCTTGAAACAAACAAGCCCGAAAACGCCCTAAAACATCTTCTATAATTTGCCAACAATCATCATAGCTTTGATTATTTAGCCACGTTTGCGGTTCAATCTGCACATCTTCTAAAGTTCTACCGGTTGCACCACCAACACAAAACACAGTCATAAATACTTTGGTATTTAATTCTAAGCCAGTAGCACGCATTAATAGTTTAAACAGTTCTGTAAACGGTATTCTGCCCCTTAAATCATCTTGGCGGTAAATCTCTACTGTGGCTGCTAAAACTGTGTAGGATGGCTGTGCTGTGCCTACAACAATGGTATAATCTCCAGTGATTGCGCTGAATGTGTAAGATGCAACGATAATTGTGTAAGGTGGTGTTATTCCGTTATCAATTGTAATTGATGCGCCATTAATGAGTAAATCTGTAGTAGATAGGGCTTCTATAAATAAACCTACCGGATAACTACCGCCGCCGCTTGTTACTGCAAAAGTTCCGTTTATTATAATATCCCGATTGATAAACGCTGCTTGATCTAAAGAAATATCTTTGAGCAATCCTAAATTATCAGTAGCAGAAATATTTAACGAATGTGTAAAATCATCTACAACCTCGCTGCAATCATCTTGCACCAAAAAGCCAGTAAATACCAATTGCCCGTTTTCGTACAATCTAACTTTGAAAGAATCATCTTCGATGCTGTAAAAGTTTGCTATTGGAAAACTGCCTTCTACGTTTAAAAGTTCTACATCTAAACTTGCGCCACGGATTGCCGCCTTTGGATCATCTGGCCCCCATGATAACACAGTTGCACCGCCACCGCAAACAATAGGCGTATCACTACCGACAAAGTCTTTTTTGTCTATTTCTAAAAGGCAAGCCGCCCCTTTAAAGGAATCAAATTCAGATGTGTATATTAAACCGTATGCCATGTGTTACCCCTGCCCATTTCTGCCGAGCGTAGCATTTGTGTTATTTAATACGCCTACTAATTCCCTGCCTTGTATTCTAAATACTACCGTGCCGCCGCCAGCACCCGATAGCATTGCGTTTGTTTGTGCGTTTGGTGTAATAGTTGCGCCTCTTGGTGCTGTGATAATCTCTGGCCCACGTTCACCAACTAATATAGAACCGCCTGGCGCAGTACCACCAGTTGCAAATCCTGGCACTTGTATTCTTGATGCAAGCCCTTTGATAATGCCACCCAATGCAATTAAACCAATAGCAGCAGCAATGCCCGGAGGCTTGCTAAATGATGCCCTTAATGCTGCAAGTAATTTTTGTACTGCTGCTGATTGAATACCTAATTGTTGAACGCCAGCACCTAACTCTGTAAATATTGTTTTAAAGAAGTTGCTAAATATTCCTTGTGCGCTTACGCCTGCGCCAATACCCTCAAATATTGTTGCAAAAGAATTTGCTACACTTTGCCTTAGCCTTTCTGTAACTTCTTCTAATTGTGCTGTAAATTCTGTATCTGGGCCTACTATTTTTCCTACATCAATTTTATCAATAGCAGCTTGAACATTTATTGGAACAGTAACAGTAGGCGTTGGCCCCGTTGCTGCTTCTGTTTCTATTAATTTACCAACTTCTTCTGTAAGCCCTTTTATGCCAGGAATGTTTAACCCTTCAACAAGGTTAAAAACTTTACCGCCAGTAAGCAACTTTTGAATAATGGTATCTTGCGGATCAACTTTAAAATCTTTTATCAGCGTTCTGATAGCTGATTCAATTTCTTTTATTTTGGCTGCTGATTCATCAGTTCCAAAAGTTAATTGCGTTAAATTTAAAAAGTTTATTTCTTTTTGTAAATTCTGCAATGTAGATGAAATTGTTTCTACACTCTTAACTGTCTTTGTAGCATCTTCTTTTGATCTTTCGCCTAATTGCCCAAACAAACCAGTAGATGCTAATTGCGCTGCTGTTAGCTGTGCAGATATTTCTTTTACTTCACCCGTAATTGTTTTGTAAGTATTTGCAGCACCAACTACAGCCTTTTCTTGATCTTGCAAAGCCCTTGCCCCTTGTTGTAATCTTGCCGCTGCAGCTTCTGATGCTGTGGCATTTGTAGTGAAAGTTTTATTAAACCTATCCCTTTCTTCATTTAGCTTTTGTAATTCTTTAGCATAAATTTTGGATGCATCCCTTTGCTGTATAATTAAATCGGCTGCCCTATCTGCAAACTTAGTAGCCAATGCTTGCTGAATAGTCGCTTCTGTAAATTTCTTTGTTTGCTCTGTAATTGCAGCGGTAGCAACATTTGCAAGGGTTAATTTTTCGCCGTAATTGCCTAATATTTTATTGGCTTCTTGTAACGCCTCATTCCTTTGCTTTTGTGGCAAATCGCCATTTTTAGCAATATCAATAAAACTTTGCAACTTTACACCAGTTGCTAAAGCAGATGATTCTGCATCTTTTAAACTATCATTAAATGTCTTTAAACTTTCTGCTGCCTTATCGGCTGCCTTTTCTGTTTTGAAGAATCCGTTTGATGCTAATACAGTAAGCAAACCAGTTACTACTGATACTGCAAGCCCAATACCAGCGGCACCAGTTAATGAGCCTGCCAATGCCTTTAATGCGCCGCCAGTGCTGCCCGTTTCAACCTTTAATCTTTGGAATGATTCAAGTAATGGATTAATGTTGTTTTGAATACCAATAAAACCGAATGGCGCATCTTGGGCAATACGGCCTAAATTAATTAAGGATTGCCCTGCTGTATCACTACCTTTTTTTATACCTCCTAATCCATTGCCAGCATTTATACCAGCACTTTGTATTGCTTTTATTTTAGCGTTAGCCGCTTCAATTGCTTTGTTTAATCTAAGAACGCTTGCAGGATCAGTTGCTTCTGATAATGCCTTTTTAAATCTGTTTGCTTGATCTTTAAAATCTTGCAAAGATTTACCAGCCAGTTTCATCTGTCTAAGCAAATCGTTTATATCTGCGCCGACTGTTACCGATAGTGCTTCAACTGGCATTTGTTCTTATTTTATATCGTTTCTTAATATTTTCAATCCTTGTGGCATCCATTTTATCAACCACTTTGCCATCGCTACTTAATGGCCAAACCTTATCAATACTACCCAAAGCCTTTGTGCCTACATTGCTGGCTGCTATGATGTATGTTGAAAATCTTGTTATCAACATATCCTCTTGCCTTTTAGCAAAATAGCCCTTGCTGGCATAGTAAAATGCTTCTGGGCTACTTGTATAATATTCACGTTCTGTCCAGCCTAACCAGCCTAAGGCCGTTTCGTAGTTTTGCCGGATACCTTCAAAGGCTTTTTTTTTGCTTCTGCCGGCGTTTGTTCTTCAATCGTTTGCTTTGCCAAATCAAGAAACTGCTTCCATTCATTCATAGCCTCAAATGATGCTACAAACTTTTGCATTTCTTCTACTTCTAACGATGTAATAAAAACCCCTGCTTCGCGCCAAGTTGGTAATTCAACACCGTCAAAGTATGCAGATGCTTTCATTGCCCCGTACATAGCCGCTTGATTACTACTGCCGGCTAAGTTTTCCCAATCAACTTTCTTTACATACTCATTCCAGCAGTAGTTGTCAAACCTTAAACCTTGTTCCTTTATTTTAATAAACATTGAACTTTGTATTTAAATAAGCCTCCATTTGTGTAACATCATTGTTACTTGGCAAATCTGCTGCTATTGCAACATAAGCAATGTATTTATCACCTTGTCCAAACATCGTTAAAGTTGATACCGCTGGCGTGTTAAACACTGCTTCTACATCTTCAGTACCGTTGTTGATGGCCAACTTCATATTAGTTGTTGTAACAACCATTCTAACGATGTGATAAACATTGTTAGCAGCAGCAACGCCAGCCAATCCAGAACCTAAAGCAGTCGCACATATTGCGCCTGGGATTGCCAAATTATGCCTTTTAATCTCAAATTCTGAACCGCCTTGCATAAAGTTAGTAACACCAGAATTTATTGAAACATCGGCCGTTGTTTGCTTTACTACTGCCCAAACTACGCCACCCGTTGTAAATGCTGGCAATGCGTTTGTACCAGATAAAAAAGCACCGTAAGCACCCGTAAATTTGCTATGAATTGCTGGCAGCGAATTTATTTCAGCTGCTACAAGTTCAAGCGGGTTCACTGGGTTTGCCAATGTTAGATTGTTTCCGTTTCCAGATTGATCTGCCCACGCTGTTACGGATGTTGTACCCGTAACGCCTTCCGCTGCATCGTAGATTGCCCACAATTCAGGCAAGGACTGAGGCAGTCAAGAACCTTCTACCGTACGAACTGGAACACCACTCAACTGCAAAGTACCGCTGAATGTTGCTGCACCATCGTTCGGAGCATCCAAAGTTAAATCACTCAATAAAGCATCAGTTCCAGTGTAGTAGTAATCACCAGCCACCGGAGTTTCTGGGCCGAATAACCACGCAACACGGGTATCATTTTCGAAGATGTCGTTTAAATCACCTTCTGAAAGTTTGCCAACTGAAGGATCAAACTGAACTGTGCCTTCAAGCGCAATTGTACGGTCTTTTACGCCGTTAATCTTTTCAGTTCCACACTTACTTGATGCGTCAATCACATTAGCTGTACGAGCAAAACTGTTACTTGTAAGGCATACAACAAGATCGTAGCTTGCACCCGTATTAAGGGTATCAATCAACAATACTAAGTTTTTACCTTCCGCTGTTCTTTGTGCCATTGTATTTTATTTTTTATAAAGTTAGTAATTTATTAAATGTGAAAAAATTAAATTTCTACTGATAAACTTTCTGTTTGCCAATACGCCATAGTCTAAATCATTTGAACCGTTCAAAGTAGTTGTAACTATTTGGATTCCATTGGCTTGCAATGTGCTTTGTGGTGTTGGCATTATAAGTTCTAATATCTGCCCAGATATGTAGTTTAATTCCTTTTTATTAACGTACTTTGTTTTCCAAGTGTTTATGGTTATTTGAACCCGTGCATCATGGCCCGTGCAGCCTTTGTTACTTGCATCTGTATCTGAAACATCGGTTATAACAATGTATTCAGAAGCGAGCAAATCGTCTGGTTCTTCGCCTTCGTAAACTTCAACAACTACAGATGCTTGATTAGTTACGTTATATTGTAACGCTAAATAATAGGCTTTGATTAATGGGTTGTTGATGTCTTTCACTGAAATACTTTATTAAAGTCTGATTGTAATTTGGGCAGATTATCTTTTACGGCTTCATACAAAAATTTCTTTGGTTTGATGCCGTTTTGCAATATGTTTATTGCTATCCAATACGCTGCTTGTTGTTGCTTTTCTAATGATGATGCAGAACTACTAACATTGCCCGATTTGGTCATGTCTGCTCCGATTCCTTTACGTTTTACCCAAGCCATAATAGATTGGATAAATTCATCCATACTGCCGCCCGTTTTGCCCTTAAATGTGGCTGCATAGGTTCGCCATTCTTGCGGCAATGTTCCTACATAAGCCGCTGCAAATTTACGGGTTCCGAATTCTTGATAGGCTGCATAATCTGTTGCAACCGTTATTTTAACCGTGAATGTTTTATTGTCAAAAGTTGAATTTATAGATGAACGCAATTTGCCTTCATCTGCCGGTGCATTTCGCTTTGCCTCTGTTTCAACCCTTGTACCAAAATCAACCAATGCAATCTTTGCGTTTTTATTCGTATCTGTTGCAAGCTTTTGCACATCTTTGATAGTCTTATCAAACCCTTTTAGTTTAATCGTTATCATGCTGCTGGCGTTGTTTCATCAGTAAATACAAAAATTGAATCTGCTTGCCCTGCTTCTTGCGCTCTTAATCTGTAGTAATACGTTTCTTCTGGGAATAATAACGTATCACTGTATGATGCCGTTGCACCGCTGTAAATCTCAACATAAGAATCACCGCTATCACCTCTTGTTGATTCTAAAACATAATTATCTGCGCTGCCACTCCAAGTTAAATCTATTTGTGATTCATCAAATGCAACTGCTGCAAATGCAGTTGGTGCTGTGGCAATCGTTGGCGGTGTAAGGTTCAACACATCTGCAAGCCTACCCAATACCCAAATGCCGTTCTGTAGCAATGGTAGTTGCTCCAATCCGGTTAATGGTTCTGCTTGCCCTAATGTGTTTAAATCTACCATTTATTATGATGTTTGTACAACTATTATATTTTCATCAACCTTGCTGCATCTTGCAACCTCGAATTTTTTAAACCCTTCGTTGTTTATGCTAATATTTTCAATCTTCATTGCAACGCCCTCATAGACTATGTAGTAGTTGCTTTTTGTTGGAATGGATGGATAGTAACGCATTGTTATCTTGTAATCGTATTGCCATTGCGTTTGGTTCTGCGTTACGTTATTTGAACCTACCCTATCTTCAATCATTGCCCACTTTTCCCATGATTGCACAATGGTATTATCAATCCCGCCCTGGTCGTTTCTAACGCCTTTGCATTCTAACACTAATATTCGGCGGTTCATGTTTACCATACTCTGCGAAGTGGGTTTAAAATCATTTGGGCAATAGGGCCAATATTCTCAACTGCTTCTGCTCTGTTATCGTACAAATAAAATACAGCGTTCAACAAGGCTGTTTTTAGCTGCGCTGGCAGCACTTCATAGCCTGCCGTATATTCTACAGTCATTCTGTGCAATGTAGGCGTAATTATTTGTCTAAACTTGCTACCCGATATTTTTAATTCAACTTCGTTATCATCTTGATCATAACCAGTTATTATTTCGCTTGTTACTGGCCCCAATGAAAGATAAAAGCCACCATTGCCGTTATTTATTACAGCGGTAATTTCACGTGAAACAAACCCAATATTTGAGTAATCTTCGCACATTTCACGGGCAGCAGTAATAAGGCTTTCAATCAATGTATCATCATCATTAAAATCAATCTTGCAGAATAGCTTTACTTCTTCTAAAGTTACCGGTTCTGTAAAACCCCCACTTGGTTCAATCCAACTAATATCTAATTGCTGGTTGTAAGACAAACCAGAACCCCTTAGTAAAATTCTATCTTCATTTCTGCGATAATCCATTGTAACAAATTTAAAAAAGCCTGCCCGATAAAGAGCAGGCTTTTATTTACTAAACTAATCAAACAATTTATGATACGTTACCGAAATCACCATAGATGAAGTAGTTATCACCGTAGATCGGGAATGCTACTCTTTCTTCGATTCTAACAGTTACCATGTTTTCGCGAACATTGATACCATCTTCGTAGAAGAATTCAACTCTTGGTGCTTCACGCAAGATGAAGTTTGCACCCATTGCCCAATCACCAACAATGAACTTATCAACTGCAATTGCAGTGCTTCTGAATACAGGAACACCAGCGATGAACATTTGATCACCTACGCGGCTAATCAATTCAGTTGGCAAATTGTACAAACCAGCTACAGAACCAGTTGATTTAGTAAGCCAGATACGATACCAATCAGCAGGGTTCAACAAGATCCCGTTTGCTTCTCTGTCGTAACCTTCTAACTGTGCAACTGCACCTACTAACTGCTCAACATCAATTGTATAACCACTGTTAGGAGCAGTAAAGTTACCAGCATCAGTGATACCGCTTAACTGTGGTGAAGTACCAGTACCGTTCAACAATTGGTTATCTTCAGCGCGAAGTAACAATTCTGGCAAACGACTTTGCAAAAAGGTAGTCATGCCAGTAACATCATCAAGCATATTGCGAGAAATACGCAACCAGCCAGCAATCCATTCTGCTTTAACTGAAACTTCTTGTAAAGCAAGTTCAATCTGTGGCTTTGCAGTTGCTTCTGCAACAGGAGCGATAGAACCAGAACCAGTAACCTCTTTAACGTAATCGAAGGTACTTTTAGCACCCATGTTCCCGCCGGTTAATAACTGGCGAATGTGCAATTTACGCTTTGGCAATTCAATGATGCCTGGGCGAGAGAATGCAACTGAACTTCCAGCAGTACTAAAAGCAGTAGCAAAACTCATGTCTTTCATTTCGAAAGATGTTGATTGCCCTTTCTTCAAAGTAGTAATTTCGCTTGCTTTCTCGTTGATGTTTTCGCTCAACAATTCAGCAAATGATTTTGTAGAAGCGGTTGCAGTTCCGTTGTTACGATCTGCTTTTACTCTTGCTTGTACAATGTCTAATGCAGTAATGGTTGCTTCTAAACGCTCACCAATTGTTTTCAATTCTGCTTCTTTAGCCTCTTTTGCTTCAAGGGTAGCTGCTTCAATAGCGGCAATCTTTTCGTCAAAGTTTTTAACTTCATCTGCGCCTTTCAATTCGATAACTGCTTTAAGCAAATCGAATGACTTTTGCAAATCAGAAGGTTCTTTAACTTCGAATTCGTTGTAAGCCTTTTCAGCTACATCAATAGCGTTTTTTCTGGCTTTCTTTTCGGCTTCTATTTGTGCCGGTGTTTTCTTTTCCATTTTATAAATAATTAAGTTGTTTTTAATTTTGTTACCCATCCTTGCCATTTATCCGGATCAGTAGACGCTGCTGGCTGATTGGCCTTAATATCAATTATGTATTGTGAAAGTTGCTTACTGTGCAACAATAACATTTCAATAGTTTCATCAGTTGCAGTAGAATCTTTACAAAACTTTTCGATTGCTACTTGTTGCGAAATAACGCTATCAATATTTACAGCGTTTTTTAACCCCGTTAATGGCGTTAATGGATTCGCACCCCATGCAGTTAAACTGCTTCCCTCAAATAACTTTGCTTCTGTAATCTCAAACATTCCCTTTGTAGGGTTCTTTTGATAGCCAGCATAATCTTGTATCTGATTGCGCTTTATTGTTCTGTAACCGATTGAATGCTCGGTAATCAATCCGCTTTCAACCATCTTTATAAAGTCCTGCCCTAAAGCGTGCGTGCCTACTTGTGATTCGTATAACAACCCGCTGCCATCTTCTTTGAGGTCTAATATTTTACCAAGCGGCATTGATGGGTTGTGATTCATTAAATGCTTGATGCGTGGTTGTGCGCTCTTTGGCCCCTGCTCTTTTACTGTCTTTGCGAATGCGCCAGCCTTTATAATATCACCGTCACTATCCACGTTCCCAAAACGGGAAAAATAACCAGTAACAATACCTTTCTTCATGTCGGCATCCTTAAACGATGCTGGCAGTGTGGTATCTTTGTATGTATAGAGATTTTCCAATAGAGTAAAAATAAATCAATATTTTGTTTTGTATAAGTAGAATTTTTACTACCTTTATGGCATGGCAGAAAAAAGTATAAAAGTTGATAATGAATTACATTCGCAAGTAGTTGCGCACACTATTAACACCGGACAGAAGATTGGCAAGTTTTACGATATTGCAGTAAAAGAAAAGTTAGAACGCGAACGGCAAACAGAGAAAGTGCAATATACAGATGCAGCTAAAAGAATGGGCGTATTTCCTAAAATAGATTAATTGTTTCTCATGCAGGCTTTGGTTTAACCCGTTGCGTTTCTACGCAATGGGTTTTTTTATTCTTCGATTGGTTCAAACACTATATCATTATCTTGCTCTGGCAGCGGTTTGCTGTGATTATTAATTCCAATTAAAATTTCTTCTGGTATTTCATCTGGAAAGGCAATACAGTTACCTTCTGCACGATCAAAGTGTTTACATGATGAACAAGCTAATTTTACTGCTTCCATTATTTATTTTTTAAAGTATTTATCTATAAGTTCGCCCATAAGTTTTGCGTACTTAGAAGGGTTTGTTTTTAGCTTATATTCTGTAAAAGATTCTGCCATAAACTCATTTAAGTTAGTACTTGCATAATCTCCTAAATATATTTCATTTAAACCTCTTGCCCTTTCATCTAAAGTAAAATCACTTTGATATCTTACAAAAGGTTTTAATTCTCTTGTATATTTATTTTTTAGAGATCTTGCTTCTTTCCAAAACGCTGGAATTGATTCATCTAAATAACCAAATTTAGCTTGTCTATCAACGCTTATAAAATGAGCAAACTCATGCACTAAGGTAGCTAATTCTTCTTTATCTGCATCAGTTCTTGATTTACCAGCAAAGCTAAGATTTTTTACATTTCTATAATTTTCAACAATACTTACACGTTCTGGCAATCCCCTTCTATTATCTGTAGTATGTCCGAAGTTAGCTTTTATTATTGATGCGCCAAAGTTAAATGATGAAACAGAACCGTAAGTGCTACTTGTTGATTGAAATTCAATTTCTGGATTAGATTTTTTAACAAATTCTGGTATTCTATACTCATTTGTTAATTCTTCTAACTTTTTACCGTACTTATTAACTTTTTCTACTGGCATATCTTTAAAGAACTTAACAGATTTTATATCCATGCCATATTGTTCTTTAAACAATACTTTAATATCTTCTTTTGCATTTTCTATTGTACCAGTAAAAAGTTGAGGCTTAACTATTGGTTTTATTACTGGTTTTCTTGTTACGTTTGCGCCCCTGCTTGCACCTTCAATAACGCGATAGCCTAAAACACAACGACAATTTACTACTTCATTTGCCGGAACTGGCAAACCGTTTGGCTGCTGCCTTACGCCTGGCTGCATCATTTCCACACCGCCAACATTAAACGGAGTATTTAAAGGAACGGTTTGATCATCAACAAACCTATGGCTTCGCCTTGTGCGTTTGTCATCCACTGATAGCCATATCTTTACCATTGGTACATCTGTTTCTTGTGCATTAATTAAAGATGCTGCATTTGCTGCCCCTACTACTTCTGTTCGTGCAATACGCCTTGCCCTCATTGCGTTTAGGTTTGGATCTGTTTCCAATTGCCTTACTATTTCATCAAAACTAATACCGCTGGTTGCTGCTGCGCCTAATATCTCTTGTATGTATTCTCTTGTCGTATCTGTTATGCCTTCAGCATCATTGAGTAAATCAATGCCATAATATTGTCGCATCAGTTCAACAATACGTTCAGAAAAGCCCATAGGCATCCGCGCTTTTGTTTGCCCCTTAAACCGATGCACGCCGGTATTAAATGCCCATAGTGGCCCTACTGTTCTGTAAAGTTCTACTAATACTTCGTAAATTGGCTGGCTGTTTATGTAACCTACTTCTAAATGCTGGCGCACTTGTTCTTGTAAAGCGGCCTTAAATTTAGTGGTATAAATACGCTCATAGCGTTTTTGGAAGCGATCCCAGCGGCGTATGTATTCAGCTTTATTCATACTTTAATATCAATGTTTACGCCCATATCTGCTGGCCATAATCTTTGGCCTACAATCTTTTTAACTTGCTCTTTTTTCCAATTGTTTTGTGGCCTGCTTCTTGGGCATTCTGGCTGTGGCAATTCTTGCTCAATTACTTTCAAAACTTGCCGTAAAGCCATATCCGCAATATTTTCTACAGACTTACTCAATATCTGGTAGCGGTTCAAAATCATCAATAGCACTGTAACCCGATTTAATAAACGGCATATCCATTTCGGGCCGTTCATCTCTTTGGTAGCCAAATGCTTCAAGAACATCATTGGGAATCATAACCGGCAATGCGGCAAATACATCTGCTTTTGCCTTCATATCATCTTGCAACTCTGTTACCTCTGAAACATCATACTTTATTGCAATCGGCCTGCCGCTGAAGTTTGGCAATACTTCGTTATTAAAGCAGTCGCGCACCATCATAACAACGGGCAACACCGCGTTAGTGTACATCAATCGCACCATTTCTTTTACGTTGCTTTCTGTGCTGCTTGAATCGTTATTAAACAACACATCTGAAACGCTGTAGGCATTGCATATCTTTTTAAAGTCTATGGCAGCAAGTTCTGCAACTTCCATATCCGCCAACTTCAAACCTAAGGGAATGTAGTTCATATCCCCAGGCATAATCATTGGCGCGCCTTTGTTGTTTGAATTACCCATAAAGCGGGCAATGTTATCTTTTATTGCCCCTATCACTGGTTTGCTGGTAGTATCATGGCGTAAGTCCTTAACTGATAATATTCCTGGCACACCACCGTTTTGCATTTGCGCAACGCTGGCATCTCTACCCGCTTGCAGTCTTGTTAGTGTTTGCGCCAATACAAGTATTGGTGAAAGGCCGCGTTTGCTGTAGTTCCAATCTGGCGAAGGGTTCGGATATTTGATGTATGCTACTTCTTCTTTTGGTATGTTGTTAATTACTACACCAGCGTTTGCATCTTGATACTCATAAGCAGCAATGCTAAAAGGGAATTGCTTGTTAAGTTTCAATGTCATGAATGATGAATGCAGAAGGTCTAAAGATTCAACCCTTGCATTGGCCCCAATAAATAGCTGCTTGTAGTAGAAACATTCACCCGTTAAAAACAAATGGGTATAAAGTTCTATCTTCTTTTCAAGTGTAAAGGTTCTAAATAGTTTGGCTGCTGGGTTATCAAACTCTACATCTTCATCTGTATCTGGATAGTACAAAGTAAACGGAATCATTGCCGCTGTTCTGGCCAATCTGTTCACAACGCTGTAAACATCATCAATAACCCGATAGGCTTCTATTTCACGCCAAACGTGCCAAACTGGGTAGATGGTTTGGCTAACAGTAGAAACCTGTGCCATCAGTGTTGATGTTTGCAGGGCTTTTATCTGCGTTTGCAGATCATTTAATTTTTTATTACTAATAATCTGCACCGGCGTATGTAATTAAAGGTTGTGAAAATTCAGTGAACGCAGCATAACGCATTGAATCCATCCCATCATCTTTAAATTTAACGGGTTGTTCTTGTACAATGTCGTTTTTATCCTTCATCCACTTATACGATTTAATTTCTTTCAACAAATTTATAGAATTTTTCGTAATATAAAGCGGCTTACTTTTTACGAACTGTATTCCATCCCATACAGACTTGTTAGAAGATACCGCCCAAAGCCCCGCGCGGTTCATTTCTTCGATGGTATCTGGCCGTGCAGAATCACAATAAATCTTATGGCTTGCGTTTAAACCTAATGCTTTAATGGCATAGCAAAGATCATCTGTTGTTAGTTTACTTTCGTAAATCATTTCTTCAATATACAACTTATCATCCATAAGCCCCACCTTTGTTAATACGTTTGGATGATTAAAACCGAAATCCAAACCATAAACAACCCTATCACAATCTGGGAAATGATCTATTGTTTTCCAATGCGTGTAAATCGTTTCTGTTGATGTTCCACGCAACCCAAGGCCAAACACCTTCCATAAGTTTTCATCTGCATCTTGTAGGCTCTCAATCTCATTTATCTGCTCTTGCGTAAGGAATTGCAAATTATTTAGATATGTTGAATGTATCTTTTTATTGCCTTCCCTATCGGCTAATTCGTAAACGTAGCTGAATTCATCTGCTGGGTTCCAATCACCAAATATAGTTTTTCTCGTTCTTAAAGATAACTGCGTGTAAGCTGCTTTTGGTTGTAGGTTCATTTCGTTCATCCACAATATATCACGCCCTGGCCCCCTTAGTTTGCCCACATCTTCAATACCAAAAAATTCAATGTAACTTCCCGTTGATGGGAATTTTAGTATCTGATCTGTCTTGTTGTGGTTATCTTCTTTATACAGATCCCAGCCTTTCACAACATCCAAAACATCCTTCATAGCACCACGCTTCAAATGCGGTAACGATGGGCCAGTAATTGTAATCTCGCGCTTTTCAGTCATGGCAATCACTACAATTAACTGCGCTAATGAATAAGATTTACTGCTTCTACTGCTACCCTCATTGCCAATAAACCTATACAGCCCGCTATCGTAAGCTTCTTTATTTGCGGCGAATACTGGCGTGTATTCTATTACTCTACTATTTGCCATGATGGAATAGGTATGATGAATTTACCGGTGTAGCCTGCCGCTTTACATTTGCTTATTATTTCTTCTGCAAAGTTCCAGCTAAGTATTATTAGGTAATCAACTGGGAATGCTGCAAGGTGAATCAAAGGCACTACTTCAAGCCCAGTACCTGGCGAATACTTACCTATCTTTTCTGGCGTTTCATCTACTATGTATTCGATGCGGCTTGTTTCACCCACCACGTTTAACAATGTGTTACCCTTTGCAGATGCAGCAAAACAAGCAACTGTGCCATCTAAATTGGCAATACCCTTTTTAAATTCTTTTACGCAATCTTCAACTTTAGATGCGTAGGTTTTGTAATCTATAAAGAATTCCGATAAAGATTCGTTTGCAATCTTTAACGTATTGCCGTGCTTTAATTCAATCCGAATAGTGCCGCCGTGTATTGAATGCCTTGTAATGTTTGTAATTTGCAAACCAAAATCAAATGCCAGTAGCTCTAAAGGTGATACGCTCATGTAGCTTAAATGCTCAAAGTAAACTGTATCAAATTCGCCCTTATTAATAAAATCAACAATGTAAGGAAATTCAAGTACAATAACGCCTTCTGGCTTTAGTGCATATTTAGCCGCCTCTAAAAACTCTTTAATATTATCAACGTGCGCAAATACATTTGTAGCAGTAATCAAATCGGCTTTTGGCCAGCAAGTGTTTTCTAATTGCTTTGCTGCATCCATGCCCCAAAATACACAATATTGCCTAACTCCTAACGCTTCATTTGCTTTTATTAAGTTATACGCAGGATCAATATTTAACGACTTCCACGGCTTTATAACTTTGTAAAATTCATGCAACAAAGCCCCATCATTGCCGGCTATGTCTATTATAAAAGAATCATTGTTAAAACCGTATCTGCTTTGTAACTCAATAGCCATTTCTTTGCAATGGTCTTTATATCCTTGGCTCATACTTGAGCGATAAAAGTAATTTTTAAATAACAACTCCGGATCAATAACTACAGATAACTGGCTCAATGAGCAATCTTCGCAAATCATAACCTTTAGCGGGAATCTTTCTGCATTTAAAGCATCTTCTTTTGTTAGTTCAAGATTGTTTGCCAGTGGCATCATTCCCAAATCAAGATAAGGTGCTAACTTATCAGCACCACAGCAGCGGCAGATTGTGTGTTGTTTGCATTTCATTTTAATTGTGTATTAATAGGCAACCTTCAACCCTTGCAAATGAGTGCTGCCCATATCTGTTTATAATGTCATTAAAGAAAAACCAATCAGCAGAATGCGAAGTTACATCATTCCAACCAACTGCTTTTGCCTCTGCTAATTTAAGCATAACACCGCTACAATCCAAATAACCACGTTTTAGGCTGCAATTTATAACTTTATGGCCAATGTAGTTATGAACCATCTGGCTGCAATAAGTTGCTACAATGCCATGCTTAAAACCGCCTATCATCTTTTCTAAAAAGGTAGGAACCATATAATTATCTGGGTTTGTAATTACAACGTAATCACCGGTAACGGCTTGCAGCATATCACTTCTAATTGAATGGCCCCAATTGGCAGAACGTGCAGATGTTTGTGTAAACTTTATGCGTTTGTCTTTTGGTAGATCAATAGTACCAGGCCCATCATGTACAATGTGCAACTCCCAGTTTTGGTAGGTCTGGCAAAGTAATGCAGATGCAATCTGTGGGTAGTTGTTGTAAGTAGGGCAGATGATGGCCACCTTGGGCAATCCTTTGTTTGGTTCTGCGAATGTGGTGTAGTGTTCTGCTTCGCGATGCTTTAAACGCCTATGATAGCCAAAGTCAAACAACGGGCTATCTTTTGCAGGCGCAGCCATCAGTACTTCCAATTTCATCAGTAGTATTTGATGGTACATAATATTGCCGCTGCGATGCTCAAACTGATAGCAATGTTCTTTGGTTACAATTGGATCTACTGGGAATGTTAGCTTTTTGCTAACTTCCTTTGTAATTGCAAAGCCAGTAGTTCTGATGTGCTTTCTAACATACGGGCTTATTTCCATCGCAACGCAACCTACTTTGCCCGTTAGCTTATTAAAGAACACATCTAAAAAATCGGGCTGCATCGGTAGTGTATCATCTGTACACCACAGCATCTTTTGCCAATCGTTTGGGAATCCAGCTAAACGCTCATTGCAAACATCTTGCAGGCTGCCAATGTCGAAGCCTATGTTTGGCCTTCTTATGTAGGTAATGCCTTCTGGAATCGTTAAAGCATCTGGCCCAGTGTGAATGATAACCATGTGGGCCGATTGTTTGCATTGCTGCCAAACCTTTAACCATCGGTTAATATTTTCAACACGGTTATAAACAACGATAACTAAAAGGTTCATAATTCAAATTTAGAAGGCTGCTGGTAAATGCTGCTCAATTGCCTTGTATCAAAATCATCAGTCATGCTCCACCATCTGCGCGGCGGTGGTATCTTTGAAACCTTGCAATCATTCATAAAAATAGATTCTATCTTGTTTTCTTGGGCGTAACAAGTTTTAAATCCTATGCCAAACAGCGGCCATTCAAAGTTAGTGTTTTTAATCATATTACTATTCATCCACATAGGGCAGTGAGTATCTACATTATCAACATCCCCATATTGTGCAATGGTGTTGAACAAAAGCCTTGTATAACTTCCGGAAGGGTTGCGGCCTTTGACTGTTTCTGATAGTTTGCCTTTGTTGTAAGTTTCCATAATAGGAAACTGCAATATGTGATCATCATTGGCAAAAAGAAAATTGCCTAACCCTATTGAGCCGGCAATTACTTTATCTCTGATGTTTTCTTCTTTCTTTGTTGGATGGTAATCTTCGTGCGCAATGTGTAGCCCTTTGTACCATTTAGGTTTGCCACCTACCAAAATAAATTCTGATTTTGGGTAAACGGTAGCCATCGAACGGATGGCGTAACGTAGTTGCTCGTATGGGCCTTTATTTAGTATTGGAATTACTATCTGCAATTGGCTGGCAATTTTGTGCTGCTTTAAAAATTAGTTCATAACTCATATTTAATTCGCCGCTATGTTTTATTTTATCGGTAGGCTTACCAAATGCGTGTTCAAACGCAAACTTTATCAAACCAGAATCCTTTGAATCCAGCAACCAAATTATAGCCTCTTTAGGGCTGCCAAATTTATCTACCAATGCTTCCATACACAACTCAGATGAACGTAGTTCCTCGGCCTTTGTTTTGCGCCCTGCGCCTGGTCTTGCACCGCCTTTGCCTGCCATATTGAAAATTTATTGTTTATTCAAAGTTAGTAAACTATTTGGAATTCCTTATAAACTCCTTTACCAACGCCTTCACTTCAGCGTGGAAGCGCGGTTCAATCTTGAAACCGATGTAAACCTTTTCCGGCCCCTTAGGTCTGCCAACTGGTTTTTTTAGTGGTTCTGGTGCTGACATAATTGATTTAAACTCTTTCATTGTATAGTTTTATAGTTTTAAATATTTGATATGCTACCTGTGGAACGATGGCATTCCCTGCTGCTTTTATTGATTCGTTTCGCCACTTAGGAAAGGTAATAGACACCAGCTTGGCGGAAACCCCATCATCTCCAGAACAAATGGGGGATTGAGTTGGGAAGTTTTGCCATTGGTTTGGGCGTTCCACATTGCTATGTCCATTTGTCTTTTCCCTATTCTGTTGTCCCAATATTTCTCGCTGTGTCCATGCTTCACTATTTGCGCTGTCGGTGTCGGCAACATCGTTGCTGCCCATCTGCTCAATGTTACGCTGTGCATACTCCCCTCCTTCACTTGTGTTAATTTCATGTTGGCCGTTGCTCCCGTGCTGTGCATTGCAGTTGGGGTCGGTAGCATCCCGTAAAAGTTCATGTGATCCAGTATTGAGTTCGGTCTGTTCTCTCCACAGTTTCTGCTCATCATTGTTTTTGCTCCCGTTGCTTTCAATGCCTCCACTCGTTCCGGATGGTCTCGCTGAACACTTGTTATTGTAGGCAACAAACCAAACCCTATCCCGTCTGTGGGGAGCGTTGACGGATACAGCTGGCAGTACATACGGGAATACTTCGTACCCCGCAGCTTCCAAGTCAGTTTGCACTTCGTGGAATACCAACCCTCCATCCCAATTAACAAGTCCGAAAACATTTTCGCCCACAACCCAAGTTGGTTGAATTTCTGTAATTGCTCGGAGCATTTCTGGCCACAGGTGGCGGTCATCTTCTTTGCCCTTTCGCTTCCCTGCAAGGCTATAAGGTTGGCAAGGGAATCCTCCTGTGAGAACATCGCATTGTCCTCGGTAAATAGTGAAGTCTGTTTTTGTAATATCTCCATGTGCTTGTGCTTTTGGGAAGTGATGTTTTAAAACTTTTTGTCCGAACTCGTTCCATTCGCACCATGCGATAGTTTCCCATCCCATCCAGCGTGCTGCAAGTGAGAATCCGCCAATACCTTCAAATAGTCCGATGTGTTTCATAATGCAATATACAATTTTATACCAAATTATTTTTAACTATTTTTGCAACATTGTTATTTTT